AGGCCAGGGATAAATGCTTTACCCAAACTGAGCGCGGTGCTGACAAGTCCATCAAACCCCCCTTCGTCCAGTTCCCCACCAGCGGGGATATAAGTAGCACCCTCCTTGAGTGCGTCCTTGGAGGTCATCACAAGGGAAGTACCTTCAGGAATCTGTGCTTTAATAGCATCAGGTAGTTGATCAAAGGGGATAACAGCAGCCTCTCCCCCCTCTTCAACCTGATCAGCAGTTGTAAATACAGTACCTTCTCCGAAGAAACCTTCAAGAGCAGCGCAGGAACCCAAACCAACGCCAAGTGCTGTAGTAAATAAAAGGGTTAGAAAAATATTTTTCATAGTTAATTAACTTTTCAATTTAGAGAGGTAATCATTGTCGGAGACATTAGTAGCCTCCTTGGGAGATGTACCTTGGACTGCCACACTAGTTAGCATAGCAGCAGCTTGTTTAACATCTTCATATTCTTCAAGCTTAACAAGCTCATGAATATTATGGAGAACCTCCATAGTAGATGCGATCTCAGCCTTAGTTCCGAGAGGGGAAGTTTTAGGTCTGGGTTGGGATTGGTCGTACTTCGGCCATTGTCCGTCCATCTCTTTCACGATCTTAAAATCGTGACCAGACTCGGGATCGGTAATATCACCGAAGTCCTCATCAAGCATAGCACCAATGATCTTCTTGAAAAGAATCACACCGATGGAAAGAATTTTAACTTCCCCACCCTCACGGTCGAGAATGTTCATATAATAACGAGCGCGAGGCTTAATCTTACGAGCAAGATCCTCGTCTTCCTGGCGACCTGTTTTCCACAGAGCGTAGTAAAGATCACACATGGGGCAAGATTCCCCATGAATCTTACGACAGTGAATGTTCTTTATATTTCCATCGGGTCCAGAGATTCGATGGATTTTAGTTTCCGCGTAGAACTCCTTCTCATCGTCCTTCCAAGGAAGGATTCGAATAGCATTACTGCCTTCGGGAATTTGATAGAACTTCTTGAGGAAGTCTGCGTTGTTACCCGATTGCGGGTTGTTAAGTTGTTCGTGCTTTAGACGAAGCGCATTGAGATCAATAGCCATAATTAGTTACTCCTTAGTTAGTATAGTATGATAGTAGTATCACTTGTAAAGTTTAGTTTCTTCTCGTTTATTTGCAGACACTTGCTGCAACATATCTTTTTTCTGCTCAAGGGCTCGGACGAGTCCTTTCAGCATCTCGTATTTGAAAACAGCATCGTCCGACCGATTCTGCAAGGCAGAGTGCGTGTCATCGCTGAGAACAATATCATCAAGGTCTTTAGCTGTCAACTTACTAGCTGATTCTGCCCTTGTAGTTTTTCTAAGATTAGATGCAAAATGAGTGATGTTAAGATTGCACTCATTCATTCGCCTTTTAGCCATGCTCATCAGACCGTGGTAGTAAGAGTAAATTGATGCTTGTCGAAACATCTCGTCTTCTACTGCATGGTCAGTAAAGCTGACCAAGGCATCACTTATGTCTTTGTAGTTTTCCCAAGTAAAATCATCAAGGGATTCAATTAGTTCACGCATATTAGTACCCAGTTCGTGGGAGTGTAGGTTTGTTTGTCTTACTATTAGAGACTGCTGACGCATATCCTTTCAATATTTTTGTTAAAAAATTTGGATCTTTAATTTGGTCTGAGTTGTTGGGGATCTCAGGGGGGTTTAAATTGGGGGCAGGAAAGAGCATCTTGTATTCTGCGGCAGTGATTAAAGTGTATGAACCATCCTGATTTACAGCTACATAATCCCCAGGGGAACCTTTCCTAGCCAGTACTTTTGGATTAGAGGTTCCCGCTCTAACCAAACCAAAAGACTCGCTCATCAAATAAAACTGTTGTTGGTTGTAGGTTTTTGTCAGAGTTGTGGGAACTGCGAACCCCCATACCCCATTCCTATAGACAGACAAAGAATATAGTGGTCTGTCTTGTTTAAGTAAAATATCATTTAGAGTCATGTCTTTCATAAAAAATCTCCTATCTTATTTAGGGGTGTCGAAAATAAAAGCAAAGAGTTCTTTATTTAGTGAAGCTAACTGTTGAATCATATTTGAAGTGATAGTGGTGAGGAACTCATTCCCAATCTGGGGCATCTCATCATCGTCTCCTAAACCATAAAGATCAAATCCAATGTGACAAATTTCATGTAAGAGGGTTCCTCTATAGTCCTCTATACATTGGTTAGGATCAATAGTAAGGAGAGATTTAGGAAATTCTACACACCCATAAAGGTTATCCTTTGTAAGAGGTTTTTGTAAGATGATAAAAACCTTAATACCTGTGTATACTACAAGGGGGTGTACGGGATAGTCTTTTTTAGATAACAAAACCATCAGGAAGCCTCCCCTGAGAAAACCTCAGGCCCTTCTGACATTCGAAGAACGCTATAGTCTACATCCATAGGAACGATGAACCTAGGTCTTCCGTTGCGAGATTTAATAACATAAGCTCTCATCTTACCCTCGTCAAACTCCTCCTCGGATTGGTTCAGGGACATGGCGAAATCACAGGTTCTAATCTTACCATAGGAGTCTCCAAGCTCTGCGTCTGTAATAATCTTCACCATCCTACCCTGTCTGTTAGTTTGAGTAGCAGTCCAGACGAGGAAGTTATACTCCATAGCAACCCCCCTAAGCTCCTCTGCTGTCTTCTGTTGAGCATGATACTCCTGCTGGATCTCTCTAGTCGGACGAAGCAGTTCTAGATAGTCCACGATCAGTAGGTCAGGCTCAAACTCATCATAGTTCTTTAACTGAACTAGTAGGTTACGAATAGTGTTGATAGAGGCTTGTCCCGTGGGGAACTCCTTAATAACTAGCTGGCTTCCAGAGAATTCATTCTGGAATATTTCCAGCCTCTCCTTCACGGTGAGTTGGTTGGCTGGATCCTTCAGCTTAAACTGAGGAACCAGGGTCATAATAGAATCGAACCTTTGAGCAATCTTATCCTCACTCATTTCTAGAGAGATGTACAAGACCTTCCTACCTTCAATCATTGAGTGGACTCCCTGATTAACAAGATACAGAGACTTACCCACCCCAGGAGGGGCAACAACCATAGCCATCTCTTTGGCACCCAAACCACCTTCTAGGGATTTGTTAATTGAGGGTAGGACTGTCTTATACTTAACTTCATTCTTTTTATTAAAGGTGCGATCCCAACGGCCAATAAGATCACTAAAATAATCCTGACCAGTATCTATATCTCGATTAATAAGGAGTGCTTTCCTAACCAAAGCTTCAACCTCATCAATCCTATTCTCCTTAATTAACGAAATACTATCAGCAATCGCTGCTTTCATAGCTTCCTTTTTTGCAAACCCCTCTACTAAGTCTAGCATATACTCAGTATTACCTACAGTAGAAGTGTCTACATTATTAATGTAAGAAAGCTCATCCTCATAGTCGGATGCGTTCTCCCTGGCACCCAGCGTAGGCTTAATGTCCTGGATGATAAAATCATCCGTAGGAAGCTTCCCGTACTTCTCATAATGCTCCTTTACCTTACTAAAGATCTTAGAATGAGACGGGAACTCAAAGTAATCTGGTTGGACGAGGTTTACAATCTGTAAATAGAAATCTTTATCTGATTTCAAAAGATAGAGTATACCCCGCTGGATATTCTCACTAAAATCGTATGCCATATTAAGGTTTGTTTTTGTTGGGTTTTGTTATGTCTAGTTTCTCGCTACCAATGTCTTTGTAGCCCATCTTGTTCGCTCTATCATAGGCATCTATCGTCAGTTTTTTGGATCTTTCTATCTTATTTCTAACCTCTCGCTCTCCCACTTTTTTAAGCCCTCTTGAGTCAGCGAATTTATCCCAGTCAATATTAGCCGACAAATAACGGAAAGATTCATCGTCTGTAGCTTCCTTGGTTTTCTTAATACTCTGGTGAAGCCACTTGTTTCCTGCGTCTTTATCGTATCCATGCTCAAAGTGCTTCTGATACCTGCGTCTTACCGTATGGAAATCCTGAACCCCTGGATTATTCTGGTTTCCTGCTCCATCATCCTTAAAAGAAATAGGAACAGAGTGTTGGAAATACCTATGGGATAGTGCTTTACATTTAGGACATTTGGTTCTATCGGGAGCTTTCCCTACACGACACTCCCTATCCCACCAAATGTTACACTCTCTACAAATCCACTCATATGCTGCCATAATTATTCCTCCCAATCTGGGTTATCCTCAGAAGGCAAGTCCTCAAACTCCTCAGGCTCCACAATCTCCTCCCGCAAGAGAACAAGCCTCTCCTGTTTGCAATTTGATCTCATAATCTTCTGTCTCTTTAGATCCCATGTATTTTTCAATGTTTTCCATCGTTAAAGGGATAATTTTAAGAGGCTCATCTTCTTTAGATCCTGCGCGGTAAACAGTAAGCCCCTTAAGATAAGGAGCGTAATCTAATGCGGCTTGAGAAAACTCTTCAGGCGTAGAAGTACTCGGTAAATTAATTGTTTTTGAGATACAGGAGTCGATAAATTTCTGTACCGTAGCTTGTACTTTGATGTGGTCCTCTGGAGGTACATCATACGCTCCAACGAAGGTAGTGAGGGATTTTTCTTGGTCATAGTATTCTTTAAATAACGGGTCAACAACTAATTTCTCTTTCCAAATATTGTTATGCCTATAACGGCGGTTATACATAGCAGAAAAGATAGGCTCAATGCCCGAACTAACCCCGTGGAGCATTGAGATAGTGCCGCAAGGAGGAATAGTAAGCATAACAGCATTTCGAATCCCGTGTCGTTTGATAAGCATTCTAATACGAGCGGGGAGAGTTTTTGCGAAATCTTCTTCAAGATATTTTTTATAATCAAACTCTGGGAAGGGAGCCTTGTCCCTTGACAGATATATAGACATCTTATAGGCTTCATCTCTGATAGTACTGAATAATCTTTCTAAAAATTCTAGGCAGGACTCGCTACCGTACCGTAACCCCAGCTTTATTAACATATAATGCAGTCCAGTTACCCCCAACCCAATCCTGCGGGAACGCTCTCCTACCTTCTTACACTCTTCTGTTGGAAAAGTATTTATTGTTAAGACATTATCCAGAAACCTAACACCATTTCTGACAGTCTTTGCCAAGCGTTTCCAATCCAAATCACGGCCATTATCAAGTACCATATTAGAAAGATTGATATTACCCAAACAGCAATTTCCATAAGACGGTAAGGAAATTTCACCACACGGATTCGTTGAATCCAATTTTTCAAAATACGAAACATTAGTATACTTATTAGCTAGATCAATGTTATATATGCCTGGATCACCAGACTCTACAGAATTCTTCCAGATCATATCCCACAATTCTCGGGCTTTAATATCCCTTTGACCCACCACCTCCAGAGTATCGGCCCACTCAAGCTTATAAAAGTTTTCAGCACGGGTTAAGGCATCCTTTTCATCAAACCCTAATACTCGGATTCCCTCCACTCTATCTGGCCCCTTTCTTACAATATCAAAGGAGTGATAAGCCTTATTATTGAAAGTAAAATACCAATCCTCCTCAAGCTCAACTGCCTCAAGGAAACGGTTGGTAATAGCTACAGAAATATTAAAGTTGTTAAGCTGACCTTGATCTAACTTAACACTCAGGAATTCCATGAGGTCTGGGTGGGTGATATTAAGGATGCCCATAAGAGCGGTGCGCCTATTCTTTCCCGCTCGTACATGATTACCCACTTCATTGATCATTTGAAGAACCGACACAGCCCCAGGGGCAGAGGTATTTACGCTACCAATATCATCTCCCTTAGGACGGATCTTAGATACATTAAAACCTACTCCCCCTCCAGCACAAGAGATCTTATACATATCCTGTATAGTTTTCCCAATTGAATCC